TTTCAGGTTAGCCCGCGCGCCCTCAGAGAGCGTATTAGGAGCCTGAATAGTTCCGCCAGCATTCAACCCATTCTTAAAGAAGTTGACCCCGAACCCCTCTGCAACGTCCGAGAAATACAGAGAACGTGCCGCATTCTTGATAACGCCGTCGCTGGTAATGCCATCGGGAGACATTCCAGGAATATGGATAATGTCAGAATCCGGGAACTCAAGGAATCGATTATCGGTATTTCGATAAACCCAATATAATTCCCGTCCGTCGGCTGATAGTTTTGGCTTAATCTTCGAGCTATTCAAGAGCCAAATAGACTCAGGCCGTCCGACAGCGTCCCAAATAATCCGGGAAAATCCGTCGCCGTAGAACAAGGAATGGAACTCCATGGCAACACGCCAGGAGAAAGAAGTCATTAGCGGATTAGGCTTATCATGCAATAACTTATATGCTGGATTGAGTTTATCTGTATCTTTCCCGCCGTCCGGTCGCTCTTTGTAGACTTTCAGCGGGACCATGGCGAGATAGTTGGTTCGGATTGTGGCGGCATTAAAGACAGCCGCTAGGTTAAGCGCCGCCATCTTGCTTCCGGCGATGCCTAGACCGCCAGCAGAAAGAGCGCGATCCATCGACACGTCTAGGTCGGCAAGCGAAATATTACGAGATTCTTTCTTTCGGAACCGATCAAAAAAACCCATGGGCCCCCAATTAGCTGTCATCACGACGCGAAGGGACAGATATATCCAAGCAGGATACTATCATGAGGATTAAATAATGTCAAGTGGGTAGCAATGAGGATAAAGATAGCCCGGATCGCTCCGGGCCAGAGTGTTATTATATGTTAGCCTGCCTCACCGTGCCTCTCCAGTCCTAACCGCTCCGGGCCAATCCGCATCACGCCGGGCCCCGCCTGCCGAGTTAAATCAATTCGACGGCATCCCAAACCGATGCTAATTCGTCGAGCTGTTTATACCTATCCTTGAGAGCCTTTAATTCTCGCTTGGCCCTTTCAAGCATTTCATCGCGAAGAACGGGATTGTCCATTGCGTCGGACAGTTTTAGATAGCTTTGTCCTCCGCGAATCGATGGTGGGGAAACATAAGCCCGCGAAGTCTCGATAGATATTTCGCGTTTTTTATCGTCTCTCCGAACGATATCAAGCTTGACTTCCCTGATAAGTAGGCGAGCTTGAGCCAATCGGAAAAGATTCCCGGCTTCTGCGTCATCCCACTTAAAGTAATCGTGAAGCGGGTTGGTTATAGATTTCGCAGCCTTTACCACCAAAGCCGGTGAAATATGCCCGTTTCTTTCAGAGATATCCGCAAGCGCTTGTTTTGCGGCATCAGACGGACGCTCTCGTATAGCCAGGTTACTTGCTGGCATTAGTCACCACCTCGAAAGTTCCCCAGCCCATGCCGCAAGAATCCTTGCTGAAAGGACGGCCTTCACAGATTCCCACTTGACGGCCGGCTCGGTCGAGTAGATTCACGATGGATTCGGGAGTAATCATGTCGGCGTCGAACTCGATACCGACTACGGCAGACCACTCGCGCCACATCGGACGAATGCGAACATCGGCTCCGCCGTTGTCATTCCTGACAAGGCTTTCGTTCCGCTCCGGTCCTTTCTTCGATACGATCTTGACAAGCGGAGTCCCTTCGTCCTTGTCGATTCCGTCCGCGATGATACGAAGAGAAAGCTTTGCCCGTGTCATGACGGCGTTTACCGTGCGGCAGGCGTCGATCATGGCAATGCGGAAAGCGGAAGCGGAAATACCGTCCCATCCTTCTTCCGAGATATGCCTAGCGCCCGTGAAGTCCTTTTCATAGTCGCGCGGTGCCCTGGCCGACTTCCCCTTTTTCTCGTTTGCGGGCGTGCTCATGTCGGCCATCATCTTATCCCGAGCCTTTTTCGAGAACTTGTTGATGACAAGCGGAGCCGTCCCCTTGATCTTGATCCGAGTCTGTACCATGTTCGCGGGCTTAATGACCGCTACTTCATCCGATTTTTTAGCAAACGCCATACCGTTGCCTCCTTAAAACTCTATTCGCGCATACGCGCGAACGATACTTTTTTAACTCCATGACTGCCCTGCCTCTCCGCGCCCAGCCGCGCCGTTCCCCGCCGTGCCCGGCCTTGCCTGCCTTAACAAGCCCCGCCTTTCCGGGACAAGCCAAACCTAGCCTGCCATGCCACTCCGTCGCGCGCCTTGCCACACCTAGCCCAACCCGACCGCGCCTGCCATGCCACTCCAGACCCGTCCGCTCCTCGCCCGACCCCGCCGCGCCTTGCCACACCTGCCACGCCAAGCCCCGCTCTGCCATGCCTAACCATGCCATACCACGCGACGCCTGCCACGCCGGGAAATAAAAAAACCGCTTCGGAGGTAATGGCCCCTAGCGGTCATAATAACAAAGCATCCACGAAGGCCATTACCTCTTCGTCGATGATCTATAGATAGCATATCCAATCGGGTCTATGTTGTCAAGCCCTAAAGCAATAAAACCCCACGATTTTCATAGACTGATTTCGTTTCCGTAGCTTGTACTGCCCGCCAAAACCCCATTATAGAAGCTACTATCCCATCGATATGGCGCCCAGTTTTACCGCGCTCTGGTTTAACCAATTTGATATTTCCAGCCGGATCGGATACCGTTTCGCAACATGCGCACATCCATGCGACTACAGGATTTCCACCGGTAGCAAGCTCGGCCCCTAAGACTTTCCGCTCGAACTCCTTACACGCTGGACTCATGGAAAGGAATCCTTGGCGGAACTCGACGCATTCAATCCCTTCTTGCATTAGATCGGTAATTAGCCCCGTGCTATTGTATGGGTCGAAGTCCAATTCAATCAAGTCATACTTTTTCGCGTCTTCAAGCACTTGATGCCTTATGAAATCATAGTCGATAACATTTCCAGGAGTTGCCGTAATTAAACCATTGCGAATCCATGTACTATAATTTACTTTTTCTCTAAGCTCGCGCTCTCTCATATTATCTTGAGGTAGAAAGAAGCGATAAAGGAATTGATACTTATCGCCTTTAGACTCAGGAGGAAAACAAAGAACCCATGCGCTCAAGTCTGTAGTGGTAGACAAGTCTAGGCCGCCCCAGCATCGACGGCCAGCCAGCCCATCGGCGTCAACTGGCGAATTATTCTTAGCCCAGATATCTTGAGTAATCCAGCGCGTTTGTGCTTCCGTCCAAATATTGAGGTGCTTAGTCTTGAAGTTATTCTGCTTTGACGGGATAGAGAACGCTTCCTTAAAGTCATCCTCCATTGTGCTTAAATATTTCGATACTCCCAGATTTGGATTAGCCTTTATCCACTGGCTAGAATCCTCCCACGAGTCCGTGTCATCAAGTGTGAACACCATTCCGAACACGGTATCATCTGCCTCGGAACCATCAAGGATGCGCTTTATACGTGCTTCCATCTCAAAACAAGGATAGTCCTTTTCAAATCCAGCGGTAGTTATAACGTAAACTAACGGATTTCTCCTCGACCCCATACCACTTTTGAGAACATCATACATACCTGAATCAGGATGGGCGTGGTACTCATCCAAGAGCGCCGCGTGAACGTTCAGTCCGTCCGACGTATTCGAATCCTGTCCAAGCGGCACATACTTCTGCGCCTTCTCTTCGCAAGTTAAAGTGTTCTTGAATATGTTTATCATCCCACGCAAGGAAGACGACGCCTTGACCATGCGTGTAGATTCTGAGTGTATGATTGTAGCCTGATCCATCTTCGTGGCTGCCGTGTAAACTTCCGCTCCCGGCTCGTCATCAAAGAAGGCTAGATACAAACCAGTAGAAGCAAGCTGTGTAGATTTTCCATTCTTCCTTGCCACCGCCGTATAGGCCGTTCGGAAACGCCTAGTCCCGTCAGCTTGCTTCCATCCAAATATATTCCAGTCTATGAATTGTTGCCATGGTTCAGGACTTAGTACTTGCCCGGCCCATTCGCCTTTTGAGTGTTTGCAGAATCGGTAGAAGTCTAGCCGATGTTGTGCGGCTTCACGATCAAACCATAAACCGCGCTCGGCTCCATGTTCGAGATCATCGAAGTATCGTTGACAGGCTAGCTTTACCCATTTGCACGAAACTATCTTTCCATCGAGAATGTCTCGCGCGTATTTTTCGGCTGGATGAAGTTCCATATACAACCTTGTACGCTATCACAGCGTTCAATAAATAACCCCGCCGAGGGCATTTAGCTGATTCGACGGGGACCATAGGTGGATGGATTCAAGAAGGGACCCGGGCAGCGCCTACCATCCGTTATCAAGTATCAGCCGTTTCCGGCGACCTATGCTAATAAAAGGGCGGCCGGAATCTCATAAGATCCGCATACGGTACGGGTTTCGTAACGTGGCCGCCCATAATTCACATTTCGGGCGCGTTTTGTTCTGGACCGCTGGTGTTAGGAGAATTATACCCTTTCAACACCTTGCCGGTTGGGACTAGCCGCGATTCATCAAACCATTGCCACTCACCCGGTTTTCCGTCCTGACAAAGTTTTCGAGGGGCTAGTCCATAATGATTGCACCCTGTAAGATATTCGGTCCTTCCAGCCGCGATACCTACGAATCCGGTAACGATATCCTTTAACTCTACGCCAAGCCGATATTTCATATATCCTCCTTACTTCGCTACTTTGTCGCGTTTCATAAATCTTTCAAACTCGCTTTCCTCTTTCGGCGGGTCAATCGCTATCGATCCGCGAGAACTAGGAGACATTCCGAAATGGTCAAGCTGACGAGTAAGCGCTTGCAGATATTGAAGCTCAAGCGGCTCGATCTTGGATACTAACTTGAGAATGCTTTGGATGATATTGCCATCGGCTTCTCGATCATCCTTGGCTCGCTCTACCAATTCGTCCAATGACTCGCGACGAATGGAAAGCTCTTTGTATTTCTTCCAGGTTCGCCAGAGCGCATCCCAGGCTATCGCGTCAGAGTCTTGAAGGATACCCATCCTGGCAAGCAAGTTGCCGTAGTAATCCCACGTGGTCTTAATATCGAGCAGATCATCCGGGCACTCGTGAACCATCGGCGTGCTTGATGCCGTTTCGGGAATAGCTCGCTTGCCGGGATTGCCCCGGAGCTTCTTTAATTCGGCTGATTGTGGCTGCGGCCCGCGTTTACCCATAAAGCAATCCTATACGATATGCGTGATAGTGTCAAGTAGGCTCAAAACCTGCGGAGATGGAGAAAAGAG